GGTAGTACAATTGTACAAACCTTTATTAATTGGGACGCCAGAGCCGGCATTGGTGTTAGTAGCGGCTAACCATTCAGGTGAGATGGTGTTAAGCCGCTGCACAGTGAATGTGCCTTCCATCGCCTTACCGGCATAAGAACGTTGGGATTGCATCATTATCTGGGACATAGATGGAATAAAAGAGTCGGTGTTGCCGACACTAGCTGCTTCGCCACTGTTGTTAAAATTGAGCAGTTGGAAGCTAGTATTCGGATCCAGATCAATGATGTCGGTTTTTAAACCGAGCATGTCAGCGATATCAGATCGTATAGATAATGGAACTTTCGCCCATGACGAAAGTTGTTCATCGCTGGCAGCGGAACCTTTAATTATTTTGCAGCGTTTGTCGCGCACGAGTGTGGGAATGAGCTTACGAAATAAATCGGAGTGTTGCTCAGCTAAGGATAACAACGTACCGGCAAATAAAATGTTTGGGTTGAATTGACAACCAGAAACCATGCCGACGTTGTTAAACATCGTCGCGTTTAAGTATGTAGTTGTGCTGCGGTAGGCGGGTCGATATAAATTAGCGTCATTATACCAATTGTTCCAGTTATACGTATCAACGATACCGACATTGGCAAGATCTTGATACCAAATGCCAGTCGTTGAATCGCGCACGAAGCCAATGTATTTGACGCGGCCGCCATTAGGAATAAGAAAGGCATACTCATTCCATGTGGGCACGAGCTGAACGGTTAAACCGTTAGCAAGTGAAGTTGGTGCATTAAGTAAATCAACACCACGCCATTCAGTGACAACTTGAGTACGCGCGTCGTTGGTTGGCATACCTTCGTAGTTTGAAATGGCAGATGGTGGATGCAACGTCTTCTTCACAAATGCACTTGCGGCAGAAGGTGCAGCTTTAGCGATAGTTTGAACTTCAGTTTCTGACACTCGCTGAAACATGTCAGGATCGATAGAATTAGGGGCGGAGTGAGCCATAATAATAATAGTAAGTAATAATAAATGCGTGAAACATATACAAAGAAAAGAGAATGCTTAGGTAGCAGTGCATCTCAAAAATGTGGTTTTAAAATATATATATACAAATATTTACAGAATTAAGGAAAATTAATTAGTTAGAACAGGTTTCACAACTTCAACAAGCTGTTCCCACTTTATATCGGGAACGGTGAAAAGAAAAGCTTGTAAGTTAAGCGCATTACCATAAGTTAAGCGGTCTTGCCCGTAGTGTAAACTATTCATCAATGCGCCGTGATTAACTTGATATTGACTTTTCACAACTTTAAGTGAATTGGCAACATTGATCTTAGATTCTTCAAAGTGTTCTTTACTACGGTAAGTGGCACCAAGAAATTTACAAGTGCGACGAACAAGGTCGGGGTAGAAACCATATGGGGTAATAAAGAACCCAGCAAACTCACCAATATCAGTTAAATTAAACTTCAATTTGTGGTTGGTTACCTTAAGTAATTCTTTTCCTTCAGTAGTCATGACCGCCTCTTTACAAAGTATGGATGAATCGTCACCTTTAAAGACGGCAGCTTTATAGCCTTTAAAGTCAAAAAGAACATACATGAGAGCGCAATTGCATAAAGTGTTTTCAGCTAGGGTAAATGGATTACCAGAAAATTGTTTGCCATGCCCCTGAAGTGAGGCATTACCAAGCTTGGTGTGGTAAACAAGTTTCCAGTGTGTTCGATACTCGGTGAACCAATCCATTAAGAAGGGTGGTGCACCCATCCATAAACACAGTTGTTTGGTCATTCCTGACATAGCGTTTATGAAACTTGAATCCCATTCACTGAAATCATTTAAGAACCATTTTTCATCATCACGCCATTTTTCTTCCATCATAGCTGTGATTTCGGCACTAATTTCTTCATCTGAG